TCCGCAGGCGGTGCAGCCATTACTACTAGCGGCACACAGTCAGGCACACAAACTGCCTTGGTCTGGTACGGTACAGCAGTCGTGGCCGTGGCCAACACAGCAGTCACTTTGGCCTCTGTCACTGTGCCAGGCTGGTCAGTCGGAACTGGTGGACAGATTGAGATCAATGCACTTTTCAGCTTGACCAACAGTGCCAACGCCAAAAACCTTGGAATGACATTTGGTGGTAGTGCAGTCTTTACATTGGCATCAGCCAACGTTGCAAGCGTATCTGTTCAAAAAGAGATTGTTAATCGTGGCGGTTCGCAAATTGTCTCAAGTGCAGTTGGCGCAACTGGCCACGGAGCATCAACAGGTACTGTCTTGACACTAAGTGTTAATACTAATGTGTCTCAGACATTTGCAATCACTGCTCAACCAACAACTGCAAATGAGCTAGTTCAATTGGAATACTACAGCTTGCAAGCTATTTTCTGATTATGGCCACCAAAGATTCAAGACTTGCTCGCGTTGGCGTGGAAAGCTACAACAAGCCAAAACGCACGCCATCGCATCCGACCAAGAGCCATGTTGTCGTGGCCAAGGAAGGCGACCAAGTGAAAACCATTCGCTTTGGTCAGCAAGGTGTGTCTGGGTCTCCAAAGAAGGAAGGCGAGTCAAAGGCATCCGAGGCTCGTCGAGAATCATTCAAGGCCAGACACGCTGAGAACATTGCCAAAGGCAAGATGAGCGCAGCGTATTGGGCCAACAAGGTCAAGTGGTAAGCCATGCAAATTCCAATCCTAAACGGCATCTACGCTGACAACACGCCAGAGCTGCGCACCAGCTATCCGGTCAACATGATGCCGGTGCCAAAGAAGTCTGGCATCAGCAATGGATTCCTGCGACCAGGCGATGGCATTGTGGCCAACGGTACAGGCCCAGGAACAGACCGTGGCGGCATCAACTGGAACGGTGTCTGCTACCGAGTCATGGGCACCAAACTGGTGTCGGTGGCAAGCAATGGCACAGTGACCACTTTGGGTGATGTTGGTGGTCCAACTGCTGATCTGGTAACAATGGACTACAGCTTCGACTTGCTGGGCATTGCATCCGGTGGTCGACTTTACTTCTGGGACCCAGTCGCATCCACACTTACGCAGAACACCGATCCAGACCTTGGTGTGGTGCTCGACTTCTGCTGGGTGGATGGATACTTCATGACCACAGACGGTGCCAATTTGGTTGTCACAGAGCTGTCAGACCCATTGCAAGTCAACCCGCTGAAGTATGGAAGCTCAGAAGTTGATCCAGACCCTGTGGTAGCACTTATTAAACTGCGCAATGAGGTCTATGCGCTCAACAGCAACACCATTGAGGTGTTCGACAACGTTGGTGGAGACTTATTTCCATTTGCACGCATTGATGGCGCACAAGTCCAAAAAGGCGTACTTGGAACACATGCATGTTGCATCTTCCTTGATCGCATTGCATTTTTGGGTGGTGGTCGCAATGAAGCGCCATCCATCTACATTGGTGCAGCAGCAACCACCCAGAAACTCAGCACACAGGAAATTGACAATCTTTTGTTGCAATACACCGAAGCGCAGCTGGTGCGCGTGCAATTAGAAGCACGCAACGATAAGAATCACCAGCATCTTTATGTGCACTTACCAGATCGCACCATCGTCTACGATGCCTCAGCATCAGAGGCATTGGGTGAGCCTGTCTGGTTTACGCTGGCCACAACCGTGGTCGGTTTTGCACAGTATCGCGCACGAAATATGGTTTGGATTTATGACAAGTGGCTGGTGGGTGATCCACAGTCCAGCTCCATTGGCTACTTTGTGCAAAGCACAGGTGAGCATTGGGGTCAGCAAGTGCGCTGGGAATTTGGCACGCTGATCGTCTACAACGAAAGCAATGGCGCGATCTTCAACGAACTTGAACTGGTCAGCTTAACGGGCAGCGTGGCCTTGGGAACAAACCCACAGATCAGCACCAGTTACAGCGTGGATGGCAAAGCATGGAGCCAAGACCGAAGCATCACAGTTGGCACGACTGGAAACACCGTCAAGCGCCTTGCATGGTTTCAGCAAGGCCACATGCGCAACTGGCGCATTCAGCGCTTCCGTGGCGACAGCGATGCCCATGTGTCATTCATCCGTCTTGAAGCCCAGATTGAGGCATTGGCATTCTGATGGCAACCGCACCACAATCACGCAGACTAAACCTGACGCGAGATCAGCTTGCAACGTTTTTGACTGACCAGCAACAGATCAGACAGTTTGAGTTGCTGTTTTCTACTGTTGATGAGATTCAAGTCATTGTTGGTACAGACTTTGAGTATCAGGCAGACACAGCAGCGGCCAATGCAAACAATGCACTTGCTCAAATCAGTGCGCTGGCGCAGGATACCGCTGTCGATGACGCTGTGCTAAACGCTAAAGTTCAGCAGGCATTGGATGCCATTCCTCGCTTGGCCCAATCACTTGACTTGCTTGCACTGGCACCAGTGCGCAACAATGTCGAACTGGCGCACGATGTGAATGGCATCCTGCCTTACGCAAACCAAACCGCCTCAGTGCGATCAAATCAGGTGCTCACATGGCTTTCGATGTAATCACACCAACCAAACTTGGCCAAGCGGCCATCACAATAGGCGTGACTACGCTGTACACCGTACCGGCCAGCACACGCACGCTGCTCAAAGAGTTCAGCATTGCCAACACCACGGCAGCAGCCATCAACGTGCGCGTGTTCTTGGTGCCATCCGCAGGCGCAGCAGGCACAGGAAATGCATTTCTATACGATGTGTCAGTACCAGCCAACAATTCCCTGCAATACAACGGAATCGAGGTGCTGAACGCAGGAGACACTATTCAAATTCAGGCAGCATCTGCTGGCCTCACAATCATCGCCAGCGGTGGCGAAGCCATATAAGGAGAATGAAATGACCGTATCAATCAAGGTGCTGATCCCACCAAAACAGGCCGAAAATGCTCAGACTACGCAGTACACAGCAGTGAACTGCAAGGCAATTATTGATAAGTTCACAGCCACCAATACCACGGCAGGCAATGTGACGATCAGCGTTAATTTGGTTACAAGTGGTGGCACAGCTGGCGTATCCAACCTGATCGTGGACACTCGCAGTATTGCACCTGATGAGACTTACACCTTCCCCGAGTTGGTTGGTCAAGCGCTTGAGTCTGGCAGCTTCATCAGCACAATCGCCAGTGCAGCCACATCGTTGACTATCCGCGCATCTGGCCGCGAAATCACTTAATCAAGGAGAACAGCATGGACAAATTCATGATGATGCCCAAGGGCTTTATGGGACTGCCGATGGAGGAAGAATTCATTAGCACAGCCGAAAACAAGAAAAACACACAGATCGTCATCGATGACTGGATGCTCGGTCCTGAGAATCCAAGCAATGAGCCAACGGCCAACAAGACCTACTGGATCGCAGTTGGCAAGGCCATGCAAGTGGATGAAAAAGAGGCTCGTCGTCGTCGCTGCTCAAACTGCGAGTACTACGACAACAGCACCATGACACAGGCCAAGATGGAGCGCATCCCACGCAATGACTGGGATACCGATGCTGGTTTCCGTGGCTACTGCACCAAATTCGAGTTCATCTGCCATGACCTGCGCGTCTGCCAAGCATGGGAAGAACGTGAATTTGAAATGGAAGATTGACCAAATGCCAAAATGTGGGAAAATAGTCAGCACTGAGCCGTTCGAGCCGCCAGTAGCTCACAAGCCCCTGCACAGGAGTTTTCGATGAGTCATGTTGCGATTCAGGAAGTCAAAGCTGGCGTGCCAGCCGAGCACCTGCCAATCTATCGCCTAGAGGCCGAGCTGCTCAAGCTGCCTCAGGTTGACATGCCTGTCGATCATGATTTCTGCAATGGCTTGTACGCTCGCACAATGCACATTCCTGCTGGCACCGTTCTGACTGGAGCAATCCACAAAGAAGAATCGTTTTTCTTGGTGCGAAAAGGCGAATTGATTGTCAGCACAGACAATGGCCCACGCACCCTTAGACCAGGCGACATGAGCGTCTCAAAGATCGGCACCAAGCGTGCTGGTATTGCTTTGACTGAAGTCGAAGTCACAACATTTCACGCAAACCCAAGCAACGAGCAAGACCCACAAGCGCTGTGGGATATGTTCACTATTCCAGCGCCAGCAACTGCTCTTGAAACTGCACAGACAGCGCAATTGGAGGAATCAAAATGACATTTGGATTATCAGGAGCAGCACTGGCAGGCATTGCCGTTGGCGGTGCCACCCTCGTCTCTGGCCTAGCCCAAGCAGATGCGGCAGAAAGCGCAGCAGCCGCACAAACAGGCTCTGCACAGGCTGGCATTGAAGAACAGCGTAGACAGTTTGATAAAGTTCAGGAACTGCTCAAGCCGTACGCTATGGCAGGTGAAAAAGCAATTGGAGGTCTTGCGCCATTTGCAGCAGCAGGAGCACCAGCACTTGAGGAGCAGCAAGCGCTGCTTGGCCTTCGTGGTCCAGAGGCAGAGCGTGCGGCCATCGAGCGCATTAGAGGTGGTGAGACATTCCAAGCACTTGCTGGCCAAGGCGAAGAAGCATTGCTTCAGCGTGCTTCTGCAACTGGTGGCCTGCGTGGTGGAAACATCCAAGGTGCATTGGCACAGTTCAGGCCAGCACTGCTGTCCAGTCTAATCGATCAGCAATATGGCCGATTAGGTGGCATGACAGCACTTGGACAGACAACTACGCAGAACCTTGCAAGCCTTGGACAAGCATCGGCAGCTGGTACAGGTGCAGCCGCCCAAGCAACCGGAGCAAACGTGGCAAATCTTCTTGGCCAACAAGGTGCTGCACAAGCTGGCGCTGAAATCGCACAGGGTAGAGCATTTGGTGCAATACCATCAGCAATCTCTGGTGGCCTTGGATTATTTAGCGGTCTCGGAGGTAAATTCTGATGCAACCTATTAACTATGGAGTTCAAATCCAAGACCCAACCCAGTCATTTTTGAGTGCGTTTCAGACTGGTGCAGCCATCCAAGATACTAGACTCAAGCAAGAGCAACAACAACAGCAAGTAGCTAACCAAAAGCTGATTCAAGAAGGCTTTAACAAACTGCGCCAGCCAAATGCAACTGCAGCCGACTATGCCAATCTTGCAATGGTCTTGCCAGAAACACAGGCAAAGTCTGTGCGCGAGAGTTTTAACATGTTGTCAGGTGAACGTCAGAATGCAGCACTACAACAATCTGGCCAAGTTTTCTCTGCTTTCAGATCAGGAAAACCAGAGATTGCTATCAGCTTGCTTGATCGTCAGATCGAAGGTAAACGCAACAGTGGCGACGAAGAAGGTGCAAAATTCTTGGAGACTTGGCGCGATGTGGCCAAAGAAAGCCCAAAAGCAACTGAGGATTATTTTGGATTCACTATTTCGCAAATGCCAGGTGGAGACAAGGTAATCGAAAGCGCAGTCAAACTTGGCGGTGAAATTAGAGCGCAAGAAAAAGCACCAGCAGAGCTGAACAAAGCCATTGCAGAAGCAAACAAAGCCGTGGCAGATGCCACTACAGCGCAGGCTACAGCTGCCAATGCAGCAGAAAAAGCAGCAGCAGATGCAGCTAAGGCAAAAGCTGATGCAGAAAAAGCAAGAGTGCAGGCTCAGTATGCTGAAAAAGTTGAAATTGCAGGGCTGAACAAGACAAACTGGGACATTAACAATTTGCGCAGCCAAATTGGTGATCGTTCTGCACGTTTGAATCTTGACACTCAAAAGACAGCCTCAGATGTTGCTGCAAAAATGTCCGACATTCAGAAAAATCTGACCGACATTCCAGCAGACACGCGCAAACTAATCAATGAATCAGCAGTATTGGCAGCAACGTCCAAGCAATCAGCTGGACAGTTCAATGACTTGGCCAAGCGCCTTGATGAATCTGGCGGTGGTTATGGTGTGTTTTCAAGCGCTTCAGACTTCTTGAAAAAGGGTGCAGGTTTCCAAGGCGGTATGACGCAACTGCGTCAAGAATACACACGCCTTCGAAACACAGCGGCCATCAAGTCCTTACCGCCAGGACCAGCCACCGACAAAGACATTGCAATGGCCTTGAAAGGCTTCCCAAGCGACAACGCATCTGCTGGTGACTTATCCAGCTTCTTGCGTGGTATGGCCAAGTTGCAAGATGTTGATGCATCAATCAACAACGCCAAGACAGATTGGCTTGCCCAGAACAATGGCACACTCACACGTGCCAAGACTACATTTGTTGCTGGCGACTATGCAACCAAGCCTGGTGAGACATTCAACGACTTTTCACAGCGCATCGTTAATGATGTGTCGAAAAAGTATCAATCACCAGAACAGACTGCAGAAGAAAGACGACAGCAACTTATTTCTCAAATTCCAACTAACCAAGCACAAGTTCCTGCAGCAGCAGCAGCGGCAGCGCCAGCAAATATTCGTTCACAGGCTGACGCAATCCTGCGTGGAGGTCAATAAATGGCAACAGCCGACGAATACGCAGCTTGGATCGTTAAGAATTCCGCAAAACGCGGAACTCCTGAGTTCGACACCGTGGCACAGGCTTACCAGCTCGCCAAGTCAGAAGAAACTACAGCAGTCACGCAGCAACAGATTGCACCACCACCAGCACAGCCTAGCATTGGCCAACAAATTGTTGGTGCTGGAGAAACAGCTCTGACATTAGGAACTGGTGCAGTTGGTGGAACGCTTGGAACATTGGCTGGAACTCTGCAAGGCTTGTCACAGCAAATTCTGTCAGGAAACTTTGGCACACCAGAGGCCATGCGTGCAGTCGAGAAGGCCGCAGCTGAAGGAGCGCAGGCGCTTACCTATCAGCCACGCACCAAAGCTGGCCAAGAGCAGGTACAGGCCGTTGGTCAAGTATTAGCCAATGTCTTGCCACCAGTTCTGCCTGCAATTGCAGCTCCAGGCGCTGTTATGCAAGCCGCACGCACAGCAGTCCCAACTGTTGGCGCAGCAGGTCAAATCGCAGGCGCAGCAGGTCGTCGGGCAGCCACCGCAACAGGACAAGCCATTGCCAAGCCAGTACAAGCGGCCACAACAGCCGTTCGTGAGACTCTTGGTATGGAAGTGGCACCAGCACCAGCACAAGTCGGTGCGCGTGTCTCAGCAGGTGCAGCAGCAACACCAGAGGCTTTGCGTCGAACTACTACTGCCGAAACATTGCCAGTACCAGTCACCCTTACCAAAGGCGCGGCCACCAGAGATGCCCAACAACTGGCATTTGAAAAAGAACAGATCAAGAGCGATCTTGGTGGACCACTGCGCCAGCGTGCCGAGGAAAACAATCTGCAAGCCTTGCAGAACTTTGATGCGTTAGTTGACATGACAGACGCTCAACTCATGGACTTGTCCAGCACAGGAGGCGCGGTCGTTAAGTCTTTGACTGAAGGCCTCACAGCAGCCAAGAACAGAACTCGCGCAGCCTACAAAGCAGCCGAGAAAGCAGGCGAGCTAGAGAACAATGTCACCCTTAACACCGTGGTGGACTACATCAACGAGAACATCCCAGAGGGAGACTTGGCCCCGATACTTAAGGCAGCACAACAGAAGGCCATTGCCATCGGTGCAGCAATCCCAGATGCAAATGGCAGACTTGTGGCACAGCCAATCACCTTGCGCCAAGCTGAAAGCCTGCGCCAGACGTTTCAGCGTGCTGGGTTTGAAGGTGCAGATCAGTTCCACGGTGGAAGCCTAAAACGAGCATTTGATGTTGAGACAGAAGGCCTTGGTGGTGATCTCTATAAAAAGGCTCGTCAAATTCGTCTTGAACAGGCACGCAAGTTTGAAAATCGCGCCATTGTTGCTCGACTTATCAAAAACCGCAAAGGCATGGAAGACCCACAGGTCGCAGCCGATCAGGTTTTTCGAAAGTCCATCCTAAACTCGTCACCCGAGGAAATCACGTTTTTGAAGCGTGTTCTTTTGACCAGTGGAAACGATGGCCAGCAAGCCTTTAAAGAGTTGCAAGGTGCAACTGTTCGCCATCTACGCGACGAAGCTACAAAGGGCATGGGAATGGATTCGCAAGACCGTCCTTTGATCTCTCCAGCCAAACTGCATCAGTCTGTGCAAGCACTCGATGCCAATGGCCGACTCGATGTCATCCTTGGCAAGAAGAATGCACAGATCGTGCGCGATCTTGATGATGTAGTGCGCTACGTAACCACAGTGCCACCAGGCACGCTGGTGAACAGCTCAGGCACAGCAGGAACACTTCTGGCAGCAATGGCAGAAGCAGGTGCAACAGGTGCACTAACTGGTTTACCATTGCCGGTGGCATCTGGCATACGTCAGATCATCAAAATGCGACAAGAAGGTCGCACAAAAGCCAAGATCAATGAAGCCCTCAATGCATTGCCACAAGTGCAACCTTGAGCGACAATTCGACCAGGAGAATCAATAAATGTCCACGATTGAAGTTCAACCACCGTATCCAGCATTTGCTGGCGCTGACGGACAACCGTTGGAGAATGGTTACATCTGGATTGGGACTGCG